AAATGCGACGGACACCAAGAGCTGGCTGACAATCTGGCGGCTGTCCAGATTGCCCAAAACCTAATGTTACAACAGCAACGGGCAAATATGACAGAATTGAGTAACGGCAAGACTGAGTTCAAAAGCATACAGGCAAGGATAGCTGACCTGCGTGTTGGGGTTGGCATACTACTTGACCGCACTGGCAGCATACCAGATCAATTCAAGGATGTATTCAAGGATAAGCGATAGGAGGCAGCAATGCTTAAAGCAGGCGGCAGAAGCACCGAGTTCTGGGGGATGGTTGGTCTGGCTGTGATGGTGATGGCTGGATGGATTCAGCCGGAGCAGGCAACTACGTCAATACAATCCCATGGCACTGCAATCAACGCTTTGCTTGATGCCATACAGAACATAGTATCAACCAAGGGTGACATCGCTTTGTATGCCGGCATTCTGTGGGCATATCTAAAGCGTAGAACAGAGCTGAAGGCATTGGAAATCAAAGGAGACAATGATGATAAAGACCGACCAGGACGACTACACACCGCCTGACATAAAGTTGTTGCCAGGAGACATCTTCTGCTCAAGGAATCCCATGTGGTTGGGCATTGCAATCAATGCAGTTCAACGGTTTTGGGATGTTGACAATCAGTGTGATTATGGCCATGCGGGCATTATCACTGGAGTGTTTGGTAACACATTGGAGGCATTGTGGACAGTGAAGGCACAGAACGTATGGAGAGCATACGACAGTCCAGACAGAGGTGGACTACTCATAGGTCGCAATCAGAACATGACTTATGACAAGTTCCTTGCAGGTATGGAAGCGGTCAAGGTTTACAAGGGCAACCCATATCCGTTATGGAGATTGTTCCTGCATCTTATACCACCTTTGGGCAAGTACCTAAGCACAGGTAAGTTCTTGGTTTGTAGCGAGCTCACTGCCAAATTCTTGGTAGGCGCTGGAGAGCTTAACTTCTACAAGGGTGTCACTCCTGATTACCTACAGGATATGATAGAGCACTGGGATGAATGGGACATTGTTTACGAGAAGGAGAGGCGTGATGTCAACAACTGCAATGCGTAGAAGGACTGGCAAGCAACGGGCGGCCAGCCGCCGTAATCTTGAGATGGCTCGGAAGAAGCGGAAGAAAGGACAGATCACTGTCAAGTCCGCAGTCAACATGGGTGCTCTGAAGAAAGGCCAGAAGTTCACAATCAAGGCATTGGATAAGAAGAGTGCCAAAACACTGCGCGGTATGGCTAAATCATGGAGAGGCCAAGGGCTTATCCAATAGGAGATTACAATGGCTAAAGTCATTGAACTCAGCGGCGTAACAAGCCTAGACATCCCTGCTGAAAGAGTGCTACGTAAGGCTCTGGAGACAGGCATGGAGAAGGTTGTCATCCTTGGCTTTACGGAGGATGGCATGGAGTACTTTGCCTCCAGTGTGTCGGATGGAGGTGATGTTCTGTGGCTTCTGAAGAGATGCGAGATAGAGCTAATGAAGGCAGGAGAATTTAGCTATGACAAATAAGATAGCAACAATACTTGGCATTTTAGCCATGCTGGCTGGTGCTTTTTGGTGGTTTATGTCCTATGATGCACAGCTTGTCAAAGCAGGCGATTTGCGCAGTGTACAAATGAGTATACAGAAGCTGAACCAGCGGCTTGACCTGTCTGCGCTGGAACAGCAGAGGCGTGACCTTCAAAGCCGCGTATGGCAGTTTGAGGATCGGTATCGCAAACAGCCAATGCCGCCGCATGTGCTCAATGAGTACCGATGTCTTGTGCGAGACCTGAAAGCCACCACAGACAAAATCAATGCCCTCAAGGGCAAATAAAGGAGGTAGGCGATGGCCAAGACAAAGAGAAGGACTGCCAAGCAAAGGATTGCGAGCATCAAGAATCTTGAGATGGCAAGGAAGAAAAAGAAGAAGAAGGGTAAGAAGAAACGCAGTGGTCCGTATGGCGGTATGGGCAGCATAAGGATGAGCACTGGATTTACATATAGTTAAAAGGAGGTGATACAACATGGGAGGCAAACCAAAGAAGGGTGGCAGTAAAGACATGAGGCTCAAGGAAAATCGTAAACTCAAGGGCAAGAAGGGTAAGAAATAAATGACACCACGTTGGGTAAGAATGAGGGCACACGATGAACAGGCAAGGCTTAGCACTGCCCTTACCCGTTTTAATGTAGTGCCAGCAGGCCGCCGTAGCGGCAAGACTGAGATCGTGGGCAAGCGCAAGATCATACTGCGAGCTATGACTGCCCATGACAAGTACAGTCCGTATTACAGCAAGTGGCCTGACCCAAGATATTTTGTGGCAGCTCCAACACGTGATCAAGTAAAGCGTATTTACTGGACTGACTTGAAGGCTATGACTCCACAGTGGGCGTTACTCAAGCCACCCAATGAATCGCAACTGATATTGAGCTACATCAACGGCGCTGAGATACACTTGCTCGGTATGGATAAGCCGGAACGTATTGAAGGTAGTCCATGGGATCATGGAGTGCTTGATGAATATGGAAACATGAAGCCACACACATGGCCAGAGCATGTCAGGCCTGCCCTTTCTGATAGGCTCGGAGGCTGTGACTTCATAGGAGTCCCAGAAGGCAGAAACCATTACTACGAGCTGGACCGTGCAGCCAAGCGCCGAATCATAGAGGCACAACGTAAACAGATACCATGTGAGTGGGCAACCTATTGGTGGCCAAGCCGTGATATCCTGCCTGAGTCCGAGATACTGGCAGCTATGGAAGATCTTGACGAGCTTACCTTCCAACAGGAATATGAGGCCAGCTTTATCAACTTCGCAGGCCGCGCCTACTACACTTTCACTGAGCAACAAAACTGCACATCTTTATTGTATGATCCAAAGGGTGATCTCATCTTTATGTTTGACTTCAACGTAGCACCAGGAGTAGCAGTGGTCGGGCAGGAACAGATGTTACCAAAGGGAGGCATTGCTGGCACTGGTATTATCGGAGAGGTATTTATACCAAGGGCAAGCAACACACCCATGGTAGTGCGCAAACTAATCGCTGACTGGGGCAAGCACCAAGGCCGTATATTCTGTTACGGAGACTTCAGTGGTGACAATGATTACGCAGCAGCAGTAATAGGTTCAAGCTGGCAGATAATCAAGGATATGATGTGGGGACATTTTGGCACTGAGCGTGTGTTCTACCGGCTGAAGCCAAACCCAAAGGAACGTGACCGTGTCAACTCAGTCTGTGCAAGATGTTGCAGCATTGATGGCACTGTAAGACTGATGCTTGACCCAAGCCGAGCACCAATGACTATGAGAGACTTTGAAGGTGTTACGGTTGTGGAAGGCGGCAGCGGAGAGCTGGACAAGAAGTCAGACCCAACACTCACGCATCTCACTGACGCAGTTGGCTATTATGTATGGAGAGAGTTCCCAATTTCTCGAAGGTGGCTACCAATCAAAAGCAAGTTTTGGAAATAGGAGGCAATATGAAGACACTAAAGATGTTGGCAGCATTGGCATTGACAGGGATGTTATTACCTGGATGTTCTGGATTGAAGATTACCCCACCCACTATCTGCACTGGTGTTCAACAATGGGTTGATCGTGAGGGCACCATACAGATCATGCAGGATCCACAGGAGACAGCCATCTGTAAAATTGATCCGTGGTGGTCAGAGACAGAGACTGCACTGTTTGCAGTTAATGCATTCGCACTAAAAAACAATAAGTATAAACCGGCTGATGTGTATAGGGTGATTGATGGCATACGAGACACCTATTACAACACGCCAGGAATAACTGTCGCCCAATTGGCTACCTATGCGGCCATGCAGCTCAGCAATTCACCGGAGCTATTCATAGCAAGCAAGACGCTTGGGAGATACCAGACCTTTATCAATGTTAAGATGGATGACTACAGTTGGTATCACATCAACCGACACCTGCAAGATCAGGAGCTGTTGGCAAAGATGTATGAATAAACCGGAGGTATTGATATGGCTATGAATTTGGAGACGATCGATGATCGTAGTGATAAAAAGTTATACGAGGTCGGGTCCTACACTAACGATGGCTTGCAGACTACCCATGAGAACTATAAGGCCTACAAGGATGAATGGGATTTCCTGCTTGCCAGCTATGAAGGCATAAAGGCACTTATTGAGTGGGGGATTATTGAGCAGCATGAACGGGAGAGCACAGACAACTACGAGAGGCGCAAAAAAGAGGCATTCGGGTTTGGTTACAGCCGGTCTGTCATCGATCTCTTCAATTTCTATCTGTTCAAAAGCCCGATACGCCGAGAGCTTGGCACTTTGGCCGATACAGAGGAATGGATATCATTTGAGGATAATTGCAACCTTGAGGGAGATGGCCTGGACCAGTTCCTTATGGAGACGAGTAAATATGCAGACGTTCTTGGCCACATGGGTGTATTGTGTGACCGGCCTGCTATGGATTTTGTCACCAGAGCAGAGGAAAAGGCTGCCAAGGCATATCCGTACTTCTCAGCCTTTAGGCCACAGAACATACTGGACTGGGAATATGAGCGCGCTGTCACTGGCCGTAGGACATTGGTATACCTGAAACTGCTTGATGATGATGGTTATTACAGATTGTGGTATCCAGATCATTG